ATATCGTTTACTCTTTTATCCATTTTTTGCTACTCCTATCATACGTTCTACTAAACTGCCAAAGCCAACTTGTCTTTGCATTGTTAAAAGGTTTCTTATACCCAAACCTTCAAAACTTTCTAATGTTAAGTCTGCTATTGCACTTCGATCTTCACCGTCTAAAAGATCAACCAGTATTTTTGCAGTACCTTTTGTGATCCAAGCATCTGCATCATGTTTGTAAGACATAGTACCGTCTTCGTTTACCTTGCATACTACCCATAAATTACTTGCACAACCTCTGATTTTGTTTTCATCTACTTTATCTTTGTCATCTAATGGCGGTACTTCTCTTGCTATGTCAATAAGATACTGTAATCTATCATGTCCTTCTAAAGGAGCCATCTCTTCGCCACGTGCTTTTATCTTATCCAATATCATAAATCATTGCATTACTTCTACATCATTATCATAAGATGTAAATCCGTTTTCCTTGATAACTTTTAGTACGTTTGTTACACGACTTGCTAGTTCTTCTTTGTGTGATATTAAATAAATGTTCTTTTGACGTTCTCTACCCATCTTTTTCAGTATGCTCATACTGTTTTCAACACCATTTGCATCCATACCACTATCAACAAGCTCATCAATAAACAATAAGTTGATGTTTTGATATAAACTTTCCCATACATCACGGAATGCCCAACTCATACCAAGTATAAGTCTATTACGTTCACCTCTACTTAAATTATCAAAGTCTAAGTCCTGTCCTAGTTGTGTAATTTCAACTCCTAGATCGTTCTTAAACACGACTGTATGCGGAAGTCCTAGCTTATCTAAGTAGTATGTAAGTCTATTATTTAAATATGCCAAGTTTTGATCAATGATCTTCTTACGTATAAAGCTATCCTTGTTTGTTAGCAGTTTGTATAAGAAGTCTTGATGATCTTTTGTTTGTTCTAGTTCGTTTACAGTTTCCCATTCAATCTCTTGTATTGCCGTATTCTCTAAATCTTCAATCTGTTCAGTGTAAGGATCTAGTTCATCTGTTTTTTCTTTAAGTGTTGTTGTTAAACTGTCCACGTTTGATCTATGTTGATATGCTTCTTTGGCAGTTTCATAAAATGTATTAGGTTTTGCTTCAAGGTCACCAACCTCTGTAATTAGCTTTTCTACTTTTTCTAGTTTTTCTGCCATGCTAGTTTGATACACATGAGCATCACCATAATCTTTTTGCAACTTGTCTTTCATTTCTTCAAGTTTATCGTCATGTAGTTCTTGTCCACAAGCATAACACTTTGCAGTTTCAAGATCATCAAGATCTTTACCAAGTTTGTTTACATTATTATCAGCTTGTTCTAATGCACGTTCAACAGTTGCCTTTTCTTTGGTTAGGTTAGTTAGGTGTTTTGTGTTTTCTTCCCATGCAGATAGCTTTTCATGATCTTCTAGTTCACTATCAATGTCTAGTTGCTCTAGTTCCTTGATTGCTTTTGCAAGTTTATCTCTGTCTTGTTTGTTTTGTGCAATCCAAGCCTTTTTTCTACTGTGCAAACGTTCAATGTTTTCTTTAATTTTTTCATTACTATTTTTTACTGCTGATATCCTTGCATTTTCTTCAGTTAGTTTATCTCTTGTAATGCGTATCTGTTCTCGCAACAAGTCTGCCTTCTCAGATAGTATTGTAATACCAAGTAGTTGTTCTATAATAGCACGTTGGTCGTTGCTTTTCAGTGCTAAGAAGGGCTCTGTGTAAGTATTAAGTGCCACAATATGCTTGAACATATCATGACTCATACCTAACAAGTCATTTATGTCCTGTTGTGTTTTACGACTGTCACCCTGCGACTGATCTGTAAGCTCTTGTTCTTCATTATTAATAAAGAACTTCATTGTATTAGGCTTACGACCTCTTTCAACCTTATATTCTTTGCCGTCTTTCTCAAAAGTTAGTGTAACTAACATTCCTTTATTGTTAGTTTTGTTAACTAGGTTATCTTTTCTAATGTTTGTTAGTGCTTGGCCGTACAAAGCATAAGACAACGCATTAATAATTGTAGTCTTACCTGTACCGTTACGTGAACCAGAATCGTCACCTCCTTGATCTAAGTTTTCGCCAAGCACTAACGTTAGTTGTTGTTTGTTAAAGTCGACTGCCTGTGTAGTATTACCCACACTCATGAAGTTTTTTACTGTAATGCTCTTAATTTTAATCATCTTTACTCAAATCTCTATATATGCTCAGTAGTTTTGCTTTATCATAGTTCTCAGATTCTATTGCTTCAATCTCTTTTGCAACAATTTCATCTACACTTTCAAACTTTGTGATATCAATGTCTGAATTTATTTCATCATCTTGTGTATTAGGTATAAGACTAATTTCTCTACAGTCATAATCCTTCATAAATGTTTCTTTAATGAAGTTTGCTTCTTCATAACTAATAGGCAAGTCTAATGTAACACGTAGATACATTTTACTTTTTATTAATGTATCTTTTTCATCTAACAATCTGGAAAGTTTTACTGTTCTATACTTCGGACAGTTCCACCAGTTGATATATTGTGGTTCACCTCCAGCTTCAAGTATCATCATACCACGTTCATCATCCCAGGCATCTGCGTAATTGTGAGGAAGAGCATTACCTATATAATGAACTGGACCTTTTACTTGTCGCTTATGGAAGTGACCACTGAATACATATTCTTGGTTCTTGAAATGATCTGCTTGTAGTTCACCCGTGTCAGGCATCTGTACCATAGCATTCATATAAAAGTTTGGAAGTTCAAAGTGACCAAATATGTATTTGCTTTTTATCTTAGGAATCTTTTTCCATTCATCTCCAACTAACCAAGGTATAAGTGTGGTATCACCATCAGTCATCATTTCGTTGACCATTGTAATACCAGGTATGTGTCTACCAAAGTCAATGGAGTTAATGTCTCTTTTGTCTTTATAATATAAATCGTGGTTACCAGGGAAGAAATAAAACTTTTCAAAAGCCTTTCCTAGCTTTTCAAGGCTTCTAATAGTTGCGTCCATTGTTGTAATGTTCAAACTATTTCTATTGTGATGCCAATCACCACAAAAGATTCCAGTCTCGCAACCATTTTCTTTTGCTTGTTCTATATACCAATCAATAAATTCTTCACAATCATCGTTGTGAATCTTAGAATTACTCTTCAATCCAAAATGGATATCTGTAAATACTGCAACTTTCTTAAACAAAACTCTTCCTCACGGTTAATACTAGTATTGTACACGAAAAAATCGTATAAGTCAACACTATTTCTTATCAGAACTTTCCTTATTGTGTAACTCGACAGATTTTTCCCACTGACCCTGATTTTGTCTAGTAAAGGAAGGATTCATATGATTCATTTCAAGTATGTCATCTCTAATATTTTGATTACGTTTTTCAATATTAATAATTCTTACAAATGAATTAGTAACCGCCGCCGTATAATATGCAAACGGGTTATTAGATTTTGATTCATCAAACTGCAAACCAATCTGTGTTAGTTGTAAAATTGCTTGACCTTTCATTTCGTCATTATAGGTATAACCTCTTACGTTACCCCTTGTGGCATAACGTTCACACAACTTCATCCACATCAAAGCCAACTTGTTTGTAGCTTGTCCGTGTGCTTTGCTAAATGATCCGTTACTCATTCCACCTTCCCAATGGCTTTTACCCACGCATATCAAGTTGTCGTTCTCATCAAACTTGTAATGCTGAAATGGTGGAAAATTAAGTTTTGTCTTAGTATCTGCTATTGTTTTGGGGTTTTTCTTTCTACCTTTTTCTTCAGGTATGTGGTCATACGTCATAATTCTAAAAACAACGTCGGTTTTTGCAATCTTTTTGTAGTCTATAGCACATTCCGCCTGCTTAACTTTCTCGCCGGCTTCCTTCCTTGCTTCATATTCCTTCAAACCAAGCCGTTTTGCCTGGTTTCTTTTAGCATCTGCTATAGTTCTTATGTTAATTTTGTCTACACTAGGCAAAATAATGTCGTATTGTGCATAATCATCATCTGTATAACTACAAAACGTGTTTTTTGACTTGTGTATCTCTGATAGGATATCTCTATTATTGAGATAGTTCACTCTTTTCATATTTGTTTTCTCCAAACCTTAAATAATACATTATTATAAACTACGCAGTTAAAAAAGTCAACTAAATACTTGTAGGAGTTAACCAAAATGGCAACATTCAGAACAGTAAATGGTAAGACAGTAATTTCATCCGACAACATGGTACGTGCTGATGGCATGACAGACCGTGAACGTGCAATGGGATTTGACATGACTAACCACGGTGACTTGGGTAGTAGCTTATCAGGATCAAATCCTTTAGAGGGTGCTACGCCTGGTAATTTTAAATTACCTGAAATTGACTTTGCTAACATTGGATCAGACATTGGTAAAAAAATTCGTACAGCTTTGGGCGATGTACCAGTCGATGGTGAACTTAATCCTGGTGGATCTATAGGAGATGCAAAAAAGGCTCCTAATGCTACATTTGGAAAAAGCGTTGAAAGAGATTGGCGTGTTAAATTAAGTATCCCCAATGTGTCTCCGTTTGATTCAGCTCCAATGCTTCAACCACTTCGTGAAACAGGTGGGCTAGTGTTTCCGTATACGCCTACAATTATTGTTGCTCATAGTGCCAACTATAATTCTATTGCGCCTACACATACTAATTATCCTTATTTTGCATACCAGAATTCACAAGTGGATCAACTTGTTATTACAGGTGACTTTTTTGTACAGAATGGTACAGAAGCACGTTATTGGGCAGGCGCCTTACATTATCTAAGAAGCATGACAAAAATGTTCTTCGGTGGAGAAGCAAGTACAATTGGTGCACCTCCTCCTATAGCAAAACTAAATGGTTATGGAGAACACATCTTTAATGACGTACCAGTTGTCATAACACAGTTTACAATTGACTTGCCACAAGACGTTGACTATATTTCAATGGGATTACCTGGCACAGCAAATGATCAATCACAAACAGGAAACCAAGCAAATGACAAACGTAACTTTGTAGGTTGGGCACCTTCACAGAGTTTAATAACAGTTACAGTTCAACCAGTTTACAGCAGACGTGATATTGCACAGTTTAGTTTGAAAAAATATGTTAATGGTGGTTATCTAGGTGATGGAGGATTTATCTAATGGAAAGTTACGGCGGATCAAGTCCTTATAAAATTACACCTACAAACCAAACTGATGATCATATGGATTTCTTTAGAATCAGAGCCATACCGGCAAGTAGTGACGATGTTGAGTATACAATAGCACCTCAATATAATCAAAGACCAGATTTATTAGCACATGACATTTATAATGATGCAAGACTATGGTGGGTTTTTGCACAAAGAAACATGGACATCATAGAAGATCCTATATATGATTTCAAATCCGGAACAACAATTAAAGTTCCAAAGGGCGGACCATTAAAAAGTGCATTAGGCGGAGGATAACATGGGACCTCCCAATCAAAAAGAAATTGATAGAAAAGCTAGCCAAGAAGGTTCAGTGCTTGATAAGAACGGGGCAACAAGTAATACTAATAGTCCTGGACATCCTAGTAATTCTAGTTATACCGACTCGCAAAATTTAAAAGACGCAGGTGTTAAGAGCAACGACAAAGTCAAACCTACAAAATTAAATTACATTACAAATAGAAATATTCAAACAAATATTTTAGAACAGTTTATAACACATAATCAAATTTGGAGTTTATATTGTTTAAGTCCTAACGAGATGCAGTTTCCAGATGATACCTATATGAAAAATGAACCTGTAGTTAATATCATCAGCGGTGCTGGTGGTAATCAACTTATGAAGGGACGTAGAATAACAACTGCACAAGAAAAAAATATTGGTAGGGTTGAATATTATATTGACAACGTGAATATAGAAAGTGTTCTAGGTCAAGGTGGTCCAAACAGAATGCCTCCAGTACATCAATTTAGATTTGAAGTAACAGAACCTTACAGCATGGGACAGTTTTTAGAAGCATTACAGATAGCGGCTCAAACAAACGGATACAGCAGTTACATTGATGCTCCTATGTGCTTAATATGTGATTTTGTAGGACATACAGATGACGACCAAACAAAAAGAGTAGCAAGAAGATATTTTCCAATCCAGATGTCAGGTGCTGTAATGACAGTTGACGCAGGTGGAACAAAATACGAGTGTGAAGCTATTGCAACAAGTGGTGCGGCAAACAGAGATTCAGTACAACGTCTACAAACAGATATAACTGTAATTGGTGGTACTGTTGAACAGGCATTACAAAGCGGAAGCCAAAGTTTAACAAGGGTCATGAACTCAACATTACTTGAAAGAGAAGCTACAGAAACACAGGCTTATGCAGATGAATATATTATTTTATTTCCTAAGACAGAAGATATTGCAAGTAAGAAATCACAGAAGCCACAGGACGATGGCGGAGAATCTGCAACATATGATCCTGAACAGGAATATAGAACAAGATACGGGGAAACAGGCGGTAAGCAAGACGTTAACTATGAGGAATGGTTTAAGAATGTTACAGGCTTTAGTGTTAAGAGATCTAAAACTTCAGATGCACTCAAGGCCAATAGTGTAAAAATTGAAACCATGAACGAAATAGGAAAAGGTAAGCTACTTGAAGATAAGTTAGACAAGGGCGGAGTAAGACCTGCGAACTATTATGCAAGTTATGACAAAGAGAAAAATGTTTATGAACAAGGTAATATTGCAATACCACCTGACCTAAGAGCATTTAAATTTACAAAAGGAACAAAAGTTAATAACATCATTGAAGAAATGGTCGTAGGTAGTTCCTATGGTAAAAGCCTATTAGAAAAACAACCAGACGGCAAAGGTTACAGAGATTGGTTTACAATACAACACTTGGTGTTTAGTGTTCCTGTAAAAGAAGTACAAAGTAAAAAAGCACGTATGCCTAAAATTTATGTGTTTAAGGTTATACCTTATAAGGTCCATGCAAGTTTATGGATGAAGCCTAGTGATAATCCACCAGGCGTAAAGAACATGATACGTGAAGTAAGAAAAGAATACAATTATATCTACACAGGTAAAAACAAAGACATCATAAACTTTGATATCAAGTATGACTACAGATTCTTTACACCAGTACCTAAAGACAAAGGTGCTGTAGCAAAACACAACTTTGCAGGAGATTCATCAAAAGACGAAACAGAAAACAAGAAAAAACTTGTTGAGGGTGACGGAAGTTCTGCTTACGCCAATCATAAGTTTCCTATGAAGCAGGTTGGTGCGTCAGACGTGCAACCAATTGTTTCAGGTATGAGTGCAGTTGGTGGAGATGAAAAAGATAAGATAGCTAGAGAATTCCATAATGCACTTATTAACAGTAACGTTGACTTGGTTAAATGTAATTTACAAATCATGGGAGATCCTTGGTTTTTAGCAGACAGTGGAATAGGAAACTACACAGCAGATTCAGGACCAATAATGTTTGACACGGATCAAACACCTCCAGCTATGGATTACATAAGACAGCAGGTTTTTATTTTATTGAATTTTAAAACACCTTTTGATTATCCAAGTAGAATAAATGACTATAACAGTAGTCTTAATAATTCTTTGTTAGACGGAAAAGGAGGTGCACAAACAGTTGAAACGTTTAGTGGACTTTACAGGGTAACAAGAGTTACAAGCGAATTTTCCGGAGGACAGTTTAGCCAGACATTGGAAATGTTACGTATGCCAAATCAAAGCATAACTGATGATGAGCCAGATTCACAAGTAGAAAACTTGAAAGTAGAAGATGATACCGATCCTAAACCAGGTAAGGGAACTAATAGCAGTGGCATGGAGAGTGGAGACTAATGGCCGTACAAAAGAATCAAAACATTGATAGAACTAGTAAGCATGAAATAGTAACCATGGAGCCAGGCCCGTATGAGGCTATCGTTATCAACAACTTGGATCCAACATTTCATGGTGCTCTTACTGTTAACCTATTAAAGACAAACACAGCATCGAACGAAGCGTTTGCAGATGGCGAACTTTATACTGCAAAATATCTTTCACCGTTTGCAGGTAACACACCTGCGTTTGCAAACACAAAAAATGACAACTACAAGGAATCACAACAGAGTTATGGTATGTGGTTTGTTCCACCAGACGTAGGAACAAAGGTACTGGTTATATTTGCAGAAGGTAATCCTAATATGTGTTACTGGATAGGTTGTGTAAATGATCAGTATCAAAACTTTGCAGTTCCTGGTAACGCCGCAACTACATTTGTAACTGATGGTACACCGGATAATTTAAAAGGTAAGAAATTACCAACGGGTGAATACAATAAAAAAATTGAAACAGCAGTAAATCAAGATCCTACAAAATTTAAAAAGCCATACCAAAAAGAATTTACTGATAGCCTTTTAGCACAAGGATTGTTGGAAGACGAAACACGTGGTATAACAAGTTCAAGTGCAAGACGTGAAGTACCTAGTGCGGTATTTGGAATAAGCACACCTGGACCTGTTGACAAGAGTGCAGGATCGCCTAAAGCTAAGATAGGATCAAAGGAAGATTTTACAACAGTATTCAAAGCAAGACTTGGCGGAACCAGTTTGGTATTTGATGATGGTAATGACAAGTATCTAAGAAAAAAATCTGCAAGTGAAGGAGCACCTGAATACGCAAACGTAAATCTTGGCGAAATGGACGGTCAAACAGATCTATTACATAACGAGCTTGTAAGATTGCGTACACGTACAGGACATCAAATACTTTTACATAACACGGAAGATTTAATTTACATAGGTAACAGCAGAGGTACAGCTTGGATTGAACTAACGTCAGATGGTAAGATTGATATATTTGCACAAGACTCAATCAGTATGCACACAAAAAATGATTTTAATCTTACAGCAGATAGAAACGTTACAATAGAAGCAGGCGCTAATCTAAGCCTAAAAGCATCAGGTGACTATATTGGTGATAAACTTATCACTGGTAGGGTACAGATAGAATCAAACAAAAATACAAACATACTTGTAGGTGGTAGCACAAAGATCACAACAACTTCAGACTTTGATGTTAACACAGGTGGAGCAAACAAACTTACAGCAGGTTCAACTACAGATATACTCAGCGGAGGCAACCATACAGAAACCGCTTCCGAAATCCATATGAATGGACCGCAGGCGGCTACGGCCGCTACCGCGTCCGCTCTGTCCGTACATCGCGTACCTGGTCACACAACCCAGGGCATTCTTTCACAACGCTCACCACAAGCTGAGCCGTGGACACATCATGAAAACTTGAACCCTACAGCATTTAAAATAGTGCTAACAGATAGGGATTCTATTACAACGGTAGCTAATCCACTACCAAACCCAACTACTCCAGATGTGTTTAAGAAGGAGTTTAAAGGATAGGTAAATATTGTTATGGCAGACTTATACAAAAAAATTACAGTTCCATCAGGTAAACAAGGCAAACCCGTTGTTACTAATCGTGCATACAAAGGTTTAAGCACGGTTAACCCAAATAACAACAGCAAGTCTTTATTTGATATAGCATTGATCAAGCAGGATATACTAAATCACTTTCATATAAGACAGGGTGAAAAGCTGATGAATCCTACGTTTGGTACAGTTATATGGGACGCAATACACGAACCGCTAACAGAACCTATGAAAGAAGCCATAGCTAAGAACGTTACAACTATTGTAAACAGTGATCCTCGTGTTGTAGTAAACAGTATTAACGTAGATTCATATGAAAGCGGACTTCAAGTTGATGTAGATTTGATGTACTTACCGTATAATATATCGGAAAATTTAAGACTAAAATTTGATGAAAACGCAGTACCGTATTAAGTACGCAGATTATGAAACACAATAAATAGTATTATTAAGGAAAGCAAATGTCGTCAACAAATAGACAAAATAGATTATTGTTAGCTGAAGACTGGAAAAAAGTCTATCAGTCGTTTAGAAATGCGGAGTTTAAGTCATATGACTTTGATAACTTACGCAGAACAATGATCAGCTATTTGCGACAGAATTACCCAGAAGATTTCAATGACTATATTGAATCAAGTGAATATCTTGCACTAATTGACCTAATTGCTTTCCTAGGTCAAAACCTAGCTTTCCGCGTAGATTTAAATGCAAGAGAAAACTTTTTGGAGTTAGCTGAACGTAGAGAATCTATATTACGTTTAGCTAGACTCTTATCATATAGTCCAAAACGTAATCAATGTGCAAACGGCTTATTAAAGTTTGAAAGTATTGCAACATCAGAAGATATTGTAGACAGCAACGGAACTAACCTAGCTAGTCAAACTATTCTATGGAACGATCCTTCAAACATCAATTGGAGAGAACAATTTGAAAAAGTCCTTAATGCGGCATTGCCAGTAAACAGTCCAGTTGGAAAACCTATTAAGAAAGATAACGTTGAAGGAGTACCAACAGACCAATATAGATTTGATG